TATTGTCTGAGCACCATTAAAAGAGTATACTCCGTTACCTGTTGAATCTGTAAGAGAAGTATTATCTATCAATTCACTAATTAAATTAGCATTGTACTCAAACTTTACAGCATTTCCGTACTTGTCAATTAAGTCATACCCTTCAACATAGTTACCGTACATTAACCTGTTGCCCATGATTGTCTGAGCCTTTGCAAGCAATGGTACGTTATCGTAAAGCCTCAACAACTCAGACTCCGGAAGAATAGTAAATATCTTGCTGTTACTAAATACATACGTATACTCAGTATTGTCAGCCAATCCAAGTATACTCTTGTCTAGCTTCTCAATTATTTTTATTACGTTGCTTTGTGCTTCCTTAAATAGCAAGTCAATACCAACTACTAAAGGACCTCCTGAATTATAATTAACTATTGCTGCGTTACAGAAATTAGTCATACCCTCATTAAGGACACTACTTGAACTAAAGCTAAACTGATTTGGTACAAATGCAGGAGCAGACCATTGAGAGGTAGCTGAGTACTCTCCATCAATATATCTGTATCTATAAGCAAAGCAAATAAATCTTGTTTCCAAATAAGTTTCTTGACCACTTGTTGTTATTGGTTGTACTACAGGTGCTTCAATAGGCGGCTTCTTTATAACAAGAAGCGATTCAGGATTTATAGCGTCAATATTAGCGACAGGATTAGGGTAATTTCTTTTTATATTTATAAATCGTGGAGGATTGTAATCATCAGTAAAAAATAATAAATCCTCTATTAAATTAACACCTGTTATTAAGTATGAAGGATTAAAATTTAAGGTTGTATTTACATTATCTCCATCATTAATACTAATTACATGGTATACCAATACGGTTGTTAATACATTATAAGAAACAATTAAATCAAGCTTCCCTGTTGCGTTAGCACCTATTACGGTCATATCAAAATCAGGATCGTGTACGAACCAATATATAGTCTCTCTTGCGCTATCTTGAACTGCTCCTATACATTTAGCATTAACACTTAAACGAGTTCCGTCAGTATAAGCTAATTTAGTTAATGAGCTATTACCTTTAGTATTTTCAATGACACCTACCTCAGAGTTCTCTGTAGAACCCATTCTAATATTCATAGCATCAACATACTCTCCTTCAGGAAGAAGTCGTTGGTCAACGATTTTATTCATTCTCCCTGCTATAAAATTTCTAGTGAAATCTGCCATATTACTTGATTATCTTGTCCATTCCTCTTAAATTCATTAAGAGTCTTCCCGGATGAAGGTTACTTATTCTTATTTTTGCATTATTATATAATGCTCTTCTCTTTTTTCTAGCACGTGCTATAATATACTCTTGAACATTAAATTTAGAACTTAGTATCTCATACTCAATTGCTGCGTAAACATAAGCTTCAAACATCTTATTTACAGTAATCAAAGAGTTATCTCCTCCTTCCATTCCATCAGATACATATTCAAGAATACACAACTCTCCTGCCATAGTGGAGTCAAAATTAATAACTCCTGCTTTATTGTCTATCCTGAAAGTAGGATTGAAATTTGCAGTCTCTGTATTTAAACCAAATGCTGTATTAATACCATAATCAAAATACCACATTCCTTCAAAGTACCATCCTTCAGCACCATGAAATTGGTTTCCTTGATTTAGATAAATACTCTTTTTCATTTTAGTAAGTCTGTCAAAGTCAATATCAGAGTATTGTGGTCTAAGTACATTACCATTTTGGTCAAATAAAATATTACCTTGTTGGTCCTGTAAGTAAGCGTTAGACGAAATAGCCTGTATGTTTTCTGTCAAAGGTCTTAACCAACCATCTTTGTATAATGATATACGAACCCAATTAACATAATCCGATGGAAGCACATATCTCAAAGAATCTGCAACACTAAGCTCCAATACCTTTACCTCTTTAAATGCATCGTAATTAAGCTCCTGTATAGCTCTTTTTGCGTGAAATATGATTTTATACCTTTCTTCATTATTAATCAAAGAGTGGTTGCCTGTGTGCATCAGCAAGAAGTTATTTACTATATCATTAAGACTTACATATTGATATGAACCCCAATTTGTATCTTGAGGGTTATTACCATTATTATCGTAATATTCGTATTGAGATATATATGCCATCTTTTATATTATTGCTGCTGTTGTTGTTGTTGTTCTTGAGCCATACCAAATTGAGTAACTTCTGTTTCTCTAATAGAGATTCCGCAATACTGTAGTATCTTAGTAACTAATTTATAATTATCTTCATAAGGAAGTTCAAAATCCTCATAATCTGGTTGTGATTGGTCAAATACTGGCTCACCATTAGTTAAAGTTCTATAAGTCCATTTTGGTGTTTTCGGATGTCTAAAGTAAACTGCCTGAACTTGTTTGATTGAATTTATAGTAGATGGGTATATTTTTATTACCTCTCCTTCAAAAGTATATGATGGAAATAATTCAGAAGGCCCTGTTAAGTTAGAAGAATTTAGCATTGTTATTTTTCCAACACTAACTTTATCAGCTTCTTTTACTTTTGAAGAAAATATTTTATAATCATCTGCTAATACTAGAAATATATTGTCTGTTAATACAATCGTAGTATTTGATAATACCTGCGATACGGTAGATAATTGTCCTGTACGTATATTTGTAACTATGTCTCCTTCAGATATTTCATCTGAAAGAAATGAGGCCGAGCTGTCTATAAGTCTATTAGTAAAATTAGCAGTAACATCTCCAGAAGCTAATAATATTGGGTAGCACAATATATTTAAAATATAATAAGCAGTGTCTCCTGTAGTAACAAGAGATGGTATCGAATATCTATTCGAGCCTAAATGCGTTAAATAATTTGTAACTAAAAAACCTTCAAGAGTTTCGGCAATAGGACCTTCTACTTCAGCATAATCACTACCAGCTGCACGTAGATTTTCAGAATTTATAGCTTTGTTATAGGCAACATAATATTCTTCATACAACTCCATTTGAGCATTTTCGGCATACAAATTGAAATCTGATGGAGAAATATATCCATAATTGTTTTTGTTCAAAACAGATAAAACAGCATTTCTAACCTCGTTTATCATTTTAAATCTTTTTTACAAATATAATAAAAAAAAGCACAGAAATAATTCTGTGCTAATTTCCGACCAAGGACACCTCAATCCAGTTCTATTTTAAGCCAAATTAGCTTCTAACATTTTAAGAGCATCTAACCCTTCGTCGCTCGCCAAGAAATGACCAGCTACATCATAAGGGTCTTCCCCAAATGGAATAGATACCATTTTCTTTCTATTTGTAGGAGTACTAAACCATACTTCCTTATCGTTGTTTCGTAATGTCAATAATTTGTTTTCAAAGAATAAACGAATCTTTGCCTGATATTGAAGTTCAGGGTCATTTAATGTAGTCAAGAATCCTCTAGGGTCATTCTTAGCAAACACTAAAATATCTCGTTTTAACTCTGCTGTTGATATTGTAGAAGGGTCTTTACCAAACATAACTCTTGTAAGAGTTTCTATTTGCTCAAGAGAAAGTTTTCTAGCTTCAACCAATGCATCGATTTCAATATCTAAATCAGCAACTTCTTCAGAAGCTTCTTTTTCGTCATCAATTTCTGTGAAAATAATACCATTCAATGGATGGTAGTGTAAAAATTCTTGAAGGACTGGATTTGTTCTTGGAACACTTAAAAAGCCATCTTCAAAAATGATTGGCTCAATAATAGCGTTTCCGTCTTGTTCGTCTTCAAATGGAGACTTCTGATTTACAGAATATCTAAGAGCTCTGTTTTGATTGTTTTTTTCATCAAACCACATTAGTGGGAATCTAGGATGATTTCTTGATGATAATGTATAGGAAAGAGGACTTCCTGTTTTTAACTTGTAGACCTTGTCTACTGATAATGATGCTGCCATTTTGTTATAATTTAATTTAATTTAATTTTTTACTAAAAATATACAGAGCCTCACTGATGAGGCCCTGTAGTATTTAACTATATATTAACCGTAACGGAATAATACGAAGTTGTTTGCACCTAAAGTACATACACATCTCTCAGACAAGAAGTTAACCTCCATTGCGTCTAAGTCAGAGTTAGAAGCACCACCAGCAGAACCTGTAATCCAAGTTTTGTATCTACGGTCTTCAGCTTCTGAAGCTCGGTAACGAACATTCAAGAATGGTCTCT